GATATAGCAACAATTTTCATTATCATCTTTTTTACCACTTTCCATGTACTGTATAGGTGCAAGGGCTATCTTGTATATTTATTATATTGCATATTGCGCAATATTTTTAAATATTTTTAGGCACAAAAATAAAGGGGTACAGCCTGTGCCATACCCCAACATTTCAACTCCCATATCCTCTTTATTTGTTTTCACAAATTTCCGCATCTAATCCCACTACTTTTATCGCCTTTAATGTGGTTTATGTTTTCTATTTTTCGGTTCCCTCTGCATAAATTAAATTATACTTTCCGCTTTCTACAATAACCGCAGGTGTAAATCCTTTATTACGCCTCTTAATTTAATTTCAACACTTGCCCTACTCTGATAACATTAGGTTTTTTAATGTTATTCAGTTCTACAAGTGTAGCAACTGTTGTATTATACTTTTTTGCTATCTTTGTCAAATTATCGCCGCTTTTTACGGTATATGTTTTTGCTGTCGTTGTCGTTGCTTTGCCTGCATAGTTAGGTACTCCAAAACCTCTAATATATTTGCCGTTTATCTGTAATTCCCTATATGCTACAGCATTGTTTTTGTTCCCCTCTATCACTTTAATTGTGTTGCCGGAAACACTGCACACAATGCCCACATGATCAGGTGATCCGGTGTTATCGCCTTTGCCACTATCCTGCCAATCATAAAAAATCACATCGCCCGCGTTCGGTACATACGCATCATTTTCCTGCCAACGCCCCGCACTTTGATAAAGTTTTACCATGTTGCCACAACCACATTCGCGCATGATAATATCAGACAAGCCCGCAGCAATTCCTACCGCTGTAACAAATGTCGCACACCACGCATCTTTGTATTGTACTGTGTACCCTCTCGGCAGGGGCTTTACTGAATTGTAAAGATCAATAATTTTTTTATGCGTTCCGTCGCTCTCTTTGCAGCCTAACCATTCCTGTGCCTTGCTTACTACCTTTGCCCTTAACTGTGTTTCTGTCATAATATCCTCCTTCTTAAACATTTCCGTCACTTTTAATATACTGTTTTGTAGCGTGCTTATTTATCTACGCTGTTTGCTGTCATATTATAATTTCTTTAATCTCCATTTTGCCCCTCCTTCTTCACGTTGCAACGATCCTTTAATTCGCAGGTGTCACAATTCTGATTTTCACAAACAATATCATTGATCTTATGATCTAATTTTTCATCTGCCACCTTTAACGTTTTGATTAGCCATACTGGTACTTTTTCCGGCATAATTACATAAAGATTTTCTAATATGCTCGTAAGTTCGTTGATCAACATTACGGCGGTTACATACCAACCAATTAGCAGCGCAAATTCTAAGTTTATGCCTGCACTTTCGCCTATTTCCTTAATCCCATACCCGATTAAAAAAGCAGTTCCAATCATAACGAAATACATTAACTTTTTGATAATTCCCTGCAATCCTGTTTTTGAGTTCCAATCTTTTAGAAAATATTTTGCCTTTACCCAACCGGTAATGTAATCAAGTACAACCGCCACCATAAACAAAACTAATATGATCGGTATTTTCCCTAAAAATGCGGCAATCGCCGTAAATATTGCCGATATACTAAGCCCCTCCGAACTTGTTGTTGGTATTGCTGCTTTTGCTGCTACAATAAATTCATTCATATTTGCCTCCTTTGCGCAAAAATAAAGCATATCAGCTTTCTCTTGCTTTGGTTCTTGCTGCATCGGTGCAATGCAGCACAAAACCGTTTATGATGTTCTTTTTTAATCCCTCATTCGTGCAATATTTCATCAAACCGAAATAGCTTTGCATGGTTGCGTTCACTTCCTTTAAAGTCATTTCGCCGCGCTCGTATGCTTTCACAATGTACTTTATTCGGGATCTCATTCTCTTTACAGTTGCGGATCTTAGCCGTATTTCGTCTTTGCTTATGACATATCCTACAAAATCAATATTGCAGGTTGTCGGTCTTATCGCTGTTTTGCTATTCAGATTAAGCCGTAACTTTTCAAGAAGGAATATTTCTACTTTCTGCAAAACCTGTTGTAGTTCTTCTTTACTGTCGTGCAAAATAATACAATCATCGGCGTACCTAATCACATATTTTAAATGTAACTCATGCTTTAAATACTGATCCAATTCATTCATGTATATGTTTGCAAACATCTGACTCGTTAAATTCCCGATAGGCATACCCTTATCAAATAACATTTCGCGCGGATCTATTTCACAAGGATCTACGCCCAACGGCAACCCGAAGGCTCTTTTCTCTGAATTTATAATAGCGTTAAACAAATCAATTAACCGTTTGTCTTTTATCCGGCGTTTCAAAATGTTTAATAAAACCTCGTGATCCACCCTATAAAAGAATTTTGATATATCAAGTTTCAAGTAATAGTATTGTTTCGGTTTTCTATCCGTCTGCCTTAACCAATATTGCAGGCGCGTGGCTGCTTTTTCTCTGCCCCGCCCCTTGATGCAAGCGTAACTATCTTTTATATAGGTTTTCTCGTAAAGTGGATTGAGTAGCCTATAAATCGCCCATTGTAACACGCGATCTTTAAACTGCAACGCCATAATTAACCTTTTCTTTGGAACATAGATATACAAAATTCTATATCCACCGGGTTTATAACGCCCTTCCTGCAACTCCTTGTATAGATTGTTTAAATTGCTGTCTAATTCCAGTGAAAAACGCATAATCTCATTGCGTTCGCTTTTCTTATTGCGCGCGTCTAAATAAGCTGCATAGATATTGTTGTAGCTTGCTATTTCTTCGTATGTTATGTTAAATTTCTTCATGCTGCGCCTTAATAGCTCCATGCGTTACGCCCTTTGCTTTCGCTACTAACCGTATTCATGGAAATTTTTGTTTTGCTGGCATTGCTGCAAGCAGGGAAATACGCCCCTTTTCTTCTCTCTGTACGGTGCGCCGCCCACATGTTGCGGCGTATGCTGACTATATGAGAAAAGCGGAAAACAAGCCCAAATTCACATTCGAGTTAGAACGCGGGTTGTTGAAATTGCCGTTAGCCTCGCCTGCGTTAGCACCATTACCATAATTACCGCCACGAATAAGCAACCGTTACGGCGTATCGCCCATAGTTGATTTATTATTTTAGCTTATTAAGCCAACTACCTAAAATTTTTCCTATTTCTTCCAACTGCTCACACCATTTTCTTTGATCGTCAAGTGGTATCAAAACACCTCGTGTATTCATTTTTGGATCTACTGATATTATTAGCAGTTGCCGAAGGTATAATATTTTTGCATCAACCTGTGCTAATGCTGTTTTCTTATGCTCTTTTGTTGCTGCATCTGACAATCCCTCCAAAATCTCATACATAGTCTTTTCTATCTGCGCTCCTATCGTATTGCCTACCCGCCTATTTCTTGGAAATTGTTTATTGTATAAACATTCATTTCCAAACGCGATCATTTCTCTTGTTTTCTTCATAATCAAAAGATCCGCCTTTGGCTCCGGTGGTTTTGCTGTTGCTCTAAAATTTCTCTGCATCTTTCAAGCCCTCAAAATATGGGCGTATGCTGTCGCATACACCCACAAGATTACGCATAAAGCGCAGGATCCACATAAGCGGAAAACAAGCCCAAATCCACATTCGAGCGAGAACGCGGGTTGTAGAAATAGCCGCTAGCCTCTCCTGCGTCGCCGGAAAGACCATAATTACCGCCACGAATAAGCAACCGTTCGCCGTTGTTTCTGAAATAAATATAGCCCCTGCCGGTCTTGTCGCTGTTAGGGAATAATGCTAACGCTTTTAAAAGATCCGGAATTGTTACGCCGCTTTTTGCTGTGAGTGTTCCGAAATCTTTCGCGCCATATCCTGCGTTATCGTCTGCCTGCTGATGCTCTAATGTTGTTGTTATGTGAAAATTTGTCGTACCGTTTGCAGGGTTTCCGGTATAATCAAATTTCAGCGTGCCTGCTGTTCCCGGCGCAACTAATGAACCGTCCTGCAGGATTGCGCGCCATGCGCTGCTGTTTGCGCTCAAATCCGTTTTGTGAATTGCCGCGTTATTGTTTGGAATGATCTGTATTTC